CAGCAGCGTAAGCTCCTTGTGCAGCTAATAAGTCATCAATATCTAAAGATAAGTTGATACCAGCATAAAGAGCCATTTCTTTTGAACCTCTGTATTTGTCTAAAGACTTAACAGCAGCGTCAAAGTCAGCCATTGTAATTGCTGAAGAACCAAGATCCATAGTTTGACCTTTGTTTTCAATAAATGGTAAAAGACCTTCAGTTGTAGAAATACCAGTAAGAACCGAAGAAGAAGATCCATCAGTATCAGTATCATCAGAAGTTAATGTTCCATCACCTGATTGTCCAATAATCATTGCTAATTCAGCATAGTCTTGAAAACGTTGGTAAGTATCAGCTTCACCTTGTAAGTACCATAAGTAACCAGTACCCATCTCAGGAGAGTTAACTTTTACATAAACAGCGTTAGTTGCCTCAGAACCAGAAACAGTGAAAGATTCTTTAATAATCTGACATTTGTTTTGGTATTGAGTTACACGAGGTGTAATACCAACTGGTTGACCACTTCTTTCAGCATAAGCATTACCTACTACAGCATAAGCTTGTGAAGAAGCAGAAGAAGGTATACCACCATTCATATTTTTAACTGTAAAGTCATTATCTGCTAATCCTGCTGTTACGTACAACATAGTACCATCAGCACCTAGAATTAAATCACCATCTCTTAACGCTACGTTACCAGTATCTGCACTTCCTGTATCAGTAAAAGCTGCAGCCATTCGTAATTCATTTCCAGAAATATCAGCTTCAAAATGGTTATGAAGAAGAGTTTCCTCATAGTGCTCAAAAGTTTGAGATGTTGTTTCTTTTTTAGAACCTAAAAGTTCCATCAATCCAGTGATACCTTGATCACCGTATCGTTTAATTAGTTGCTCATCTACATCACGTTTATGTAAAGGTACATTTGCTGCTGTTCCATCAGAAGATGCTAACAAAGTAGCACTACCAACATAATTAGATGTAGTTGCAACTGCTACATTAGAAGGAGTAGGCACCATTGTTGGTGACGATCCTAAACTTACTGTTGCCATAATTTTATAATTTTAAATAAATAATAATTTCTTTTTAATTTACCTTGGTCTATCCAAGGATTTGTCTTCTTAACATATCAAGAGTTGTCTCCTGCTTCGGAGTAGCTTCCCTCTTCTCTTGGTTGAAGGAAGGATTCTTAATCTCGTTAATAACGTTTTCTGTTCCTTTGCTCTTGTATTGGTTAGCAACCCCTCTAACAATCTTGTCGATGTTATTTAGGATGTACATATCCGTATTAAGCTTATCAAAGTCCCAGTCACCACCATCGTTTACATACTTATCAAAGAAGTTTTCTAGATTAGAATTGTAACCTTTGATTTCCTGACGAGCATCATCATCTAAATTATAGACAAACTCATCACCTTGTTCGTTCATCGAAAACGACAAACCTTCAAGACTGTCAACCTCAGATTCCATATTACCTACCCAGTCAGCCTTCTCTGCTTCCGACATACCAGAATCTTGACTCTCCAAAGGAGAAGCGTATTCTGATTTTACTTTGTCGAAGTAATCTCTAGCAGCTTTAGCGTCTTTACGTAATTGAACCTTACCAACATTTGATTCTCTCTCGCTGTACTCATCCTTACTCTGTCTGTAAGTATCTGCCATGTAATCACTTAACTCAGCTTCAGTTAAGTCTGGATTCTCTAGCCTTAGATACTCCTTCATAATGACATCATCGGACAAATTAGATAAATCAACAGATTGTGTGTTCAGGTAATCTTGAACTGACCGACCAGTGTTTTTGACGTAATCGTTAATTACTCGAAGCTGTTCGCTTGCGAATTCCAACTCTTCTGCCGTTGCCTGACCGTTTCCAAAATCATCAAATGAGTTAACGTCTCTTCCTAGCCTTTCGCTAAGGAAACTCAAAACATCTTCCTCTTTGATTCCTTCACTCTCTACCTGCTGTTCAGCTTGAGGTGTCTCAGTGTTAGTCTCTTCAGTATTTAAAGAACTCTCTTCTGTTAAACCTGATACCCCTTCCTCTACTTGAGTTGGAGCTTCAGTAACTGTTTCCTCAACCGCCTCAGATTCTGAGGAAGTTAAGTCTACAATATTTTGTTGTTGCTGTTCAGGGTTAACTATTTCTCCCCCAAACTGTGCCTTAATTAATTCTTCTCTATTATCCATGTTAATTAAATTTACTTAGTATATTTCGCAAATATAGTACTTTTTTAGTTAAGCACAATATTATTCATCAGTTTTTTGTATAGGACCTCTATTTCCGTCTCTCTGCTCAATCATTTTAGATTGATTAACGGCTGATTGCTCTTGAACAGATTTCCTAACATCTCCCTGTATTTTAGCAGCACCCTCTTTACCTAGATTATTTAATTCTATCTCTCTAAGTCTTCTCAAGTGTTGAGCTTGCTCAAATTGCTCTTTCAGTTCGTATTCTACTTGTTTTAATTGAACTTCAGCCTGTGCTTTAGCTTGTAGCCTAGCTTGCTCTATTTGCATTTCAGCTTGCATCTCTTGTTGTTTAAGTTGAGCTGCTTGTTGAGCTGATTGCTGCTGTATCTGAGCGTTCATTTCAGAAGCTTGTTGTGCTTGGGCTTGTTGCTCTTGCTGATACTTCTCTCTCCTTAAGATAAGCATTTGATTAGCCATTTTAACATTCTTAATAGAGCGTATCATTATAGCATCCTCAAGTCTAAGTTCTTTCTGAGCTAAAGATACCTGAATATTTTGTTCTAGCATTTGCTTCTCTTCCTCATCTGGTGCTACATCTAAGGTAATTCCAAATTCGTGAATAGAAAGTTTCTTCATCATATCAATACTAGTCATAGATGTCTCTCCTATGATGTTGACATACATACCATGAAGACCTTTAAAGTTTATTAAGTCTTGCATTCTAATGGTAATGCTCTGGGCGATTCTCCTTGTAACATTAAGGTGAGCGTCATTGATGTCTCTAGTAGCATTATTGGAAGCTAGTAGGGCAAGTTTCTGAACTCCTACTAAAGCTTCACTAGAAGGTTGGGAAGCGTCTCTAGCTTCGTTTACTCCAGTTACATCTCTAATCATTTGCATATTATGATTATATACGTGGATTAAAGTACCGAAGTCTTTGCCAATACCATTCTCTAGTTCTGTAATAGGTACAGCTCCAGTCATTTGACCTTCATCGTCTATACGTCTGTAGTATATGTTACCTGTTTGGTCATAGATTTCCTGTAACTCTAACGGGGTAAATGTACCACCGTCTCCTTTAGACACATTCTCTAAAGAACCAATCTCAAACGCAGCACCCTTTGGTCTAGCCTTAGCTAAGATGTGTTGAATCTTAAGGTGCGACAATTGAATCTGGTCAGCGAAAGGAATCATTCTATCAACCATAGAACGAGACTTCATTCTATAAAGGTTAGGTTGGTATATAACATAAGATAGGTTAGTCTCAGAAAGATTTGATTTCTTTCTTGGCATATCCTTCATTAAATCATAATTAAAGATATAGTCTGTACCCACAATGTACTTACCAACATAAACAACCTTCACTTCTTGAGATAAATCTTCTCTTTTGTATTTGGATTCCTTAGGAGACTTGTAATTGCTCTTCTTTTTATTTACTGAGAAACCGCCATGCTGATTCTCTTTCTTTTCGTATTTAAGCTTATGTCCCGTAATAAATTCTCCATCTAGTATATTGATGCTAAACTTATCGTATTCGTAAGCGTAAGTATCTACAGTGCTCTCAAAGTAAGCAGAAGTACTAAAGTTTTGAGGGTTGTTATTCTTACCAGCGTATTCGTTAGCTATTGTAATGTAATCCTCTTCAGATAACTCATTACCAGCCATTTGCTTAAGTTCAGATATAGTGATAGAATACACCTCTCCAGCGTGTCGTATGTTCTTGAAGTCTGGTTTAGCTGAGTAAGAAGTGATTAAATTAGCAGGGTCTACGTGTCTAATTTTAATCCCCTCCGTAGGAGACAAGTCAGTTTTAGCAGCGCAAAGCCCTAGAACAACTAAATCACGAATCATTAATCTCTTAACCTCATTGAAGTCATTAACATCTAAAGTAAACTCAATAGACTTCTCTAAAGCTATCTCTACCGACTGCTTATAGTTTAGTGCCATAAACATCTCAATCTCTTCAGATGTCTGTGCTACAAATCCTTTCTTAGTTAAATGAATCCCAGTTTCATCCTCCATAGACTCTAAGAAGTCTTTAGTAAGCATATTACCATACATCTTCTTCTTCTCTTCTAACCTTTTATCTGAAGCGATGGCATCTATAGACTTAGCTTTAATGTCGTACTCTTGATTAACCATTCCGTTAACCATAACATCAACAAACTTAGGGATAATAGATACAGGAGTCCAGTCAATATTAAGATAAGAGGAATCTCCCTCGTTGTCTAGTAAGTCTTTGTACTTCCCTACGTCTTGAGTTCCTTCCGCGTATCTTTTATTACGCATGAATCTAGCCTTTCTATCTTGTAAAGAGTTGTCTCCTCCTTTATCCCACTCGTGATACATAGCTTTGAAATACTCAAGACCGTACTGCTTGTCGGCTTTTTCTTCGTTGCTAGACAGAGGGGATGGATACCCGTTTAAATCTTTTTTACTCCTATTTATCATCTTCCGATTTTTTTACTGAACATACCTTTATTACTATATTTTCTAACAAAAGGAGAGTAAACTTTAACTTCCTTTTTTGGTTTTATATATTTCTGAGAAGCTAGTAAAGCTAAAGATGAAGATATACTAGCATCATATTTTGTTCTATTTGTTATGTCAAATCTACTCCAATCATCAAGAAGAGTATTGAAGTAACACTTACCCATTTCTCCTGTTTCTAAATTTAAGCCTACATAATCATAAATATAAGTAGCTAATGCTTCTGCTTGAGCGTTTATTACAGCAGCTCCTGAACCTGGAATACCCTTAGTCTTTTGCTTTCCTTTACTCCATTCTGTATGAGTCATATCAGGTCTATCCATTAAATACTCGTAGTATCCCCTATTCTCGAAGTACTTTAATATACCTACCTTGTTGTTCTCTACTAATATTTGACAACCATAAAAGACACACATCTTAATCATGTCTTCGTAAAATATTTCAGCTTTAGGCGGTCTATTAATATACTCACAAACAAACTGCATAGAAGCATCACTTCCCATAGTAAACTTGTGAAGAACATGGGCAGCAGCATCTGAGCGTCTACCGTCCGTTGTAGTGTCATGGTCATACGGGTCACAACCAGCGACCAAAACATTTGAGCGTCCTGGGAATTTCTTGTTATACCTACTTCCGATAACATTCTGATGTTCCAACTCAGGAATCCAACTAACAAGCCACTTACCCTTTCTATGAGGTAGCCAAACGACTTCGCTATCTCTAACCCCACTCTTCCAAACAAATTCACCCCTAGTTACATTTACATCGTTAACTTCATTGAAATCTATTTGCTGATAAATTTTTTCTACGTCAAATATACAACTTTGTGAGTCATTTCTAAAAGCTTCTTCGATGGTAAATGGAAATTGTCTTTTAAATTCCGATAAAGCCGCAGTGTCATTCTTTAAAGCTGCCCTTCTATTTTCTAAGAAGTCCTTAGCCCCTAAGTCTACATCCATTCCGTCAATACCCATAATAGGCACTTCTGGAGTTTCTATTACTGAGTTACCATACTCATCTATAAATCCCTCTAAGTTGTCATAAGCAGGGATAAATAGCTTATAAAGACCACTAGGAGTTCTTCCGTTTAAATCTTTCTCTCCGCAATCAGAGTCGTAGAATATATCTTTAAACTCAGCACCACCATCTTCTAATTTGTTAGCAGTAGAGCCCATCATACATTTACCTACAATCTTCCGACCCAGCAATAGGCAAGTCCTAGTTACACCCCAATTCTTTTTTATTGAGTTCTGACCAATCCACTTACCAGCCTCATCCTGAATAAGTAACCTTAATTTTTCACCATCGTAGCTGTTATCTCCTGTGTTCTTCCAATCTATACTAGAGTTTAAAGCTTCAGAGGATTCTATATGTTTTTGGTTTTTTGTAATCTTTTTAGAAGGTTCTCTAAACGCAAGCTCTACACGAGGATTACTAGAACCATCCATAATAGGCTGAAAGAAGAATGGGTAATTTCTATATATACGAACAACTTTATCCGTAAACATTACCTTAGCATCAGAACCTGTCTTGGATAAAATACCAAACCTACTCTCGTAACTCTGTGTAGCTAAATTAACAGTCTCTGAACTAGCCGCGTAGGAGAAACCACTACGTCTATTCTTAAGGAAACACATCCCGTAAGAGTTAGGGTCTAATTTACAAGCCTCCCAGAATATAAAGAAAGTTCTGTTTGCAGCTCTGTAGTCTGGATACCCTACATCAATCTTACTCCACTGTATGAACATATAATGTGAACCAGTGATGTACGTAGGTAATCCGTTGTTATAAAACCAAAGACCCTCTGCTCTTCTTCTAAATTCCTCCTCTATATAATCCACGTAGTTAGAGGCTGTATCTCTATTTAAACCTTTAGGTTCAGCAAGCCTAACCCATTTTTGTTCCTTCTTAGGTAGGTCGTGATACAGTATATCCTTCTTCTTAGGCTTCTTAGGTAGGACAATCGTTAGATTATCAAACTCTAAAGCCTCCCCCTTACTATTAGGGATTAAGTAGATTATATTTTTATTTTCGTTTTGCATACTTCTCGGCAAAAGAGGCTGTAAAGTCCTTCTTATCCTCTATTAAGTTTTCTCCGTCTTTTATTTTATCTTCTAGATTTTTAATGCCTAATAAAATCTCTTGACAATCCTCAAAACACTCCCTCTTAGCTTTAATAGCATTCCTACGTTTAGCATCATCCTCCTCTACTAGTGGTTTCTCTATCTCTTCTATTAGAAGGTCAACAGCTCCCTTACTAGCTTTAATTAGCCTCTCTAAGGCATCTAAAGTAAAGTTCTTATCATTTCCCATAAACAGCTAATATATCGAAGTTACGCATTCTTAAAAGGCTTCTACCGTCTATATTCATATCGTACTCTGAATTCTCACTAAAGAGCACTCTATCCCCTTCTTCTACTCCCTGCTCCTTCATCCAGTTATTAATGAATACTGTCTTACCGTGAAGCTCCACATCCTTACCTTCTGTCTCTAGAATGATACCAGATGCAGATTGCTCAGGTTCTCTAACCTCTTGCTCTATAAAGTTCCAATCACCAACTGATTTATATTCACCATTCCTCTCTCTAAGGTATATGTGTTTAACCTCTGCTTGGTATACGTTATCATCCTCAGCGTACTTTACTTTGTTTACCGCTGTAGGTATGAAGTGATGAAACCAAACCTTATCCCCTTCCTCTAAATCCACACCTTCTGGTGAGTGGATGGGAGTCTTGTATATAGTTCCGAATTGTCTAGCTAACTTCATAGGGTCGTAAGAGGTGTCTCTATACATTTCTACTCCGTTAATCTTTATAGTATCTTCCGTTTCTTTTTCTACCTTAATCCAGTAGTAGTCTTTAATTGGCTTCATAATCTTTTATCTTACTTCGTATTCTCCTAAGTCGTTGGTATTATATTCTATAGCTGTTGGTTGATTAAAGAACCTCTTCCAAGGCTTAGAGAAATCATCTCCTTCTTTCTTCACGTACACATCGTACACTACTTGCTGGTACTTGTGCCAAGCTATTTCATCCTGCACTATAGCGGTGACTTCAAAAGCCCCTCCAAGCATTCGTTGACCCACTTGGTAGGTCAATCCTTGCTTTAAATCTCCTATGGTTATCTTTCTTATAACCGAATTACTTGCGTCCATTTAATTGAATTTTAAATATTATGAATGTCGTACTTCTATTCGTACAAATCTCTAGACATCTTTATGTAACCACATTGGATTCCCTTAGATAAAGCTGTGAATGTTTGAATTCCTATAACAGGTATAAAATCAACATCGTCAGTCATTGCTAAAGATTTAGCCTTAGTCGCTGTTTGAGTAACCCCTCCCGCTGTAGTCGCAGACGTTAACCCGTATTGAGTGTTATTAACGAATACACTAATCTGTCTATTCTCGTCAAAAAGAATTCTAAGTCTATAAACTGTATTTGCAGCTAAAGTTACACCTAAATCTGTAATATAATCTGTACCAGCTATACTATATACGAAGTGAAGGTTAGTGTTAGTCGTAAGAGCCCCCATAGTGTCATCAGACCCATAAACAAAGTAAGCTTGATTAGCATCAGTAGCATAAGTACCTACATCTGTTAATTTTAAGCCTGCCCAGATTCCTGCATTCTCAACATTTACACTAGTAGATAGAGCTGTAGAGAATTCTACTTTATTTTCAGAACCAAACCCTACAGAAGCCCATGCAGAAGACTGGAAGGTGGCAGGTAATTCAGTACCAGAACTTCTAGGAAGTATTGTAGTTCTATCGTTATCTGTAGAGCCTGTAAGTAATTTTATCCCAGCAAAAGTATTACTTCTCCCTAAGTTGGAGGAAATTTGAGTACCCCCACCAGAAACACCTGATAACACGAAGTTTTGATTAGGCGTAACGTAAGGGTCTATAATAAAACTTATATCAAACGCTTGAGATGCCACATCTGTACCGTTTGTACCAATTCTAATCTTACAAGAACCATCAGCAACATCGTGAGTTATAGCCCATATCATTGCGTTATCAGCAATAGCACCAGACGTATCATGCAGTGTAGATACTGCAATAGTAGAACCAGTAGAGATGTGGTTATTATTAAAAACAAACTCTACAGTATCTGTAGCAGCTAAATCTACGGCTTGCATAGTAATGATACCATACTTAGCATCTAGTGTTACAGGAGTGGTCGCTGATGTATCTTGTGTTACAGCAGCATCGCTAAGGCTCGGTACTTTTTCAAAATTCTCTTTAAGCTCAAACTTATCATCAGACTGAGCTAGAGAACCACTAATAGTTAAGTTACCAGAAGCGTCAAGCTTCATATTCTGAGAGCCAGCAGTAAATACTTTTAAATCATCATTAGCGTGGTCGTAAGATATTCTACCTGCATCGTTATCATTTGCGTCCCCAAAGAATATGTTACCAGCAGATGTGTCTCCTGATAAGATGCTTAAACCAGCATCACCAGAGTTTTCTAAAGTTAATTGATTAGCAAAAGAACTAGCTGTTACGTTACCTGCACTTACAGCCATAACGTGTAGTAGCCCATCTGGTTGAGTTCCACCAGTCCCTACCCCTAACTTTAATACCTCTATTCTATCTGTAGATAAATTCAAAGCTGTATCAACACCCTCTCCAGACTGAACGCCCCTTAAAGAGGTGTTGGATACTTCTGCATTAGTCTGTAGGAGTTTCTGATACGAACTCTTTATTGATTTGCCTTTTAATGTCCCCATTTTTATTTTATTTTAAATACTTCTTCTCTAGAGCTGAAAACACTAAAGGAAGAACGGCTATAAGAGCCATTAAACAATTCATCCAAGTAATACCTTGAATAGATACATCGTGAACTACACACCCCGCTAATACCCCCGAAACGGAGCGTTTAGCAGACCACTTCTTATTTTCTCCTTTAAATACTTCGGAGATTTTAGCTACAGAGCTTAATATATCTTTTATATTATTTACCTTTTTCATCTTTCCCTTGCTTTGTGTAGTTAGGGATTAAAGCCTCAAGTAAGTCATCTAACCTACCAAACACCTTGTCATCCTTAGCCGTGGGAGTTAATCGAACAATAATCTTTAATAACCCCATTAAGGCTACAATTCCTGCTACAATATCTGCTCCATGCTCTGCAATTAAATCTAACATCTTTATTTTTTTTAAATGATTTCTAATTGAATACCATCTATAGGTATTATATTTAATAACTTCTTTAAGGTAGTTCTAGAGGACGTAATATCTAAATCCCCATCACCATCAATATCAGCGTAGGTCTTTCCTACAGCTACACAACCTCTAAGTTGTTCTTCGAAATTTGCTACGTGGATTAGAATATAACTTCTGTTCTCTACATCCTCTATGTGTAGATGGTCTCCATACTTCACACTCTCTCTGTGAGATACTTGATAAACTCCACGAGGTATACAAGAGACGTTTCGTAGGTTAGCCTTCCAAGGCAATTCACAGGTCTTGCATTCGAAAACCTTCTCTAAGCCATCGAAAACTACTAAAGCACCTAAAGTTTCTATTCCGTCATCTCTTAATCTAAGTATATAGGCTTTCATTTGCTTTTAATTTGGTTTTCCGCTAACAATAACTCTATATGCTGCAGTTTGTCTAGAATCTTAGCAAAGACAACTTTATTGTCTTGGTCTTGCTGTTCCATGTGAAATACTCTAGATTTAAGTTTGGTTATATCATTATTTAGATTTACCCAAACCCCTATGGCTGCGCCAAAAACAGAAACTCCTGCTATAATTATGTGCAATATATTTATCGTTATCATAGTATCCATAATATAAAGGTAAAAAAAACTACCAAAAAAAGATAGTTTTCTTTAAATCAATATTTAATTGTTAAATCTCTTCTTCAGGAACTGTAAACATTTCCCCTCTTCCTAAAGCCTGAGCTTCAGACTTTGTTAATACTGAATTGAAAGGAAAAACCTTACCCGCCCCCATTTCTAGTAGAGCAGAAACCTCGCCTTGAATGCAAGAGAATTCTCCTTTAATAATAGCCACTTTAAGATTATTGTCCATACCTTGAGTATTCCAATCGACACATTTTCTAACCCAAGGAAACATTCCCCATTCGGCAGCCTCTTCCCAAGAGGACGCAACCTCTACAGACTCCTCCTCTTGTTCGTTCGCAACAATCCTAGAGAACTTTCCCTGTAAACTATCAGGGATGGGTTTTTTAAAGTCTTCCTTCGTTATGCTGAAATATAAATTATAACTCATATCTAAGATATTTTAACTGTTCCTCTACTTATATACACTTTACCCGCTTCTCTAGGTTTTGATGTAGGTACATTTGACCAATCAATACTATTAGCGTCAAGAAGGTCATCTTCACTGTTGAATGCCGACATAATCATCATCGTCATAACAGCTCTATCCTTTTCAGGGGTAATACTTTTAGGTCCTCCTCTAAAAAAATCTTCCACCGCATCTAATAATTCAGCTCTTGCTCTTGTGTCGCTTGAGGCAACATCAAGTTTTGGTAAGTTTTTCTCTGCGACTAAAGTTTTGTATTTTGCTCTGGTCTGTCTGTAATCCCGTTTATTTGCCATCTTTATTTTTAATTATTAAAATCCGTAATCTGAACTATAATCGTCACTGTAAGCTGAATCTGTAGCATGAGTGATTAAACCTGCTTTGAAGTTTTGCTTTATTTCATCAGATGATAATGCTCTGT